TAAGTTCTGGACGTTTGATCCTGCTGTATCGAAGGTGTCTCCCTGTTGATAGCCAAAAGCGCCTAACGCAGTTGGGTTGCCCCAATTAGCCCCCTCATACCCGTACTGTCCGCCAGTTAGTTCGAACTGGCTGGCGGGGCGTCTTGATACGGGCTGCTGAGTGGCGACAGCCCCATTTGCTAGGGCGTCTATCTTATCCTGCTGCATATCTCTGTCAGGCGAGGGTCTTATTGGAGTTGGGTCAGTTTCGAGTACGCCTTGGTCGGCCGCGGGCTGGTCAACAACCCTTCCGTAACCGTCAAGAAAGGGGGTAGATCCAAATTCCTGGCTTTGTGCCATTAACTCTCTAGCGGTTGGGCCAAGCCCGTATTGATTCAAAGGGATTTGCGGGGAATACATTATCTTCCTCCAGACTGTTGAAGTTGTAGTAAGCGAGGGTCAATTTTAGGCTTCCCCTGCATTAATCGCGGGTCAGCCCGTCTTGTCATTTGCTGAAATTGTTGGACTTGTGGCGGTATCTGCTGCATTAGCTGAGCCGGAGGCTGGCCTTGAGTGGCGGGCATTTGAGTGCCCTGCATATCTTGATCTTGCATATCCGGCATTGGCGTGCCGTCAGTCGGCGCTGCCGCGGCTTCCTGCTCTGCAAGAATGTCTCTAGGCGTGTATTCCGATGTATCAGAGAAGTCGGTAAAAGCCTCTGACTCACCGAATCGTCTAGGAAGGCCTAGCATATCAGACATGGCATAAAGCGCGTTGTACCCAACCCCACGATAAGGCGCAAAATCTTGCCTGTTTTCGCTATAAACCTCTTTCTGAAAGTCCAGCCCTTCGCGTATTGAGTCTGCTTGTATTTGTGCGGCCGCAACTTGCGCGTCTGCCGCGTCACCTGCTGCTGAGCTACTGATAGCCCCGCCAACGATTGAGCCTACAACATCACCCATTTGATACTCCTGTTATGTAATGCCCGTACATCTTGCCATTATGCTTGATTGAGTCTCTAAAAAACCCTTGTTTCTTAAAGCCGATCCGCAAAGCATAAAGGTATGCGTGTTTTAAATATGAAGGGGTAAAACCGACTAATTTGATAGCAGATGTATTGTCTTGCCACCACTTGATCGAATCTTTACCGAATTGAATTGCTTTCTTGCCTCTTGCCGACTTCTTTACATAGATGTGGCACATATACACGTCATTGACGTACCGATACGCACAAGCTAAGCAATCATTTTCTTGATTGGTTAGCCAGTAAATATCGTCATTTACTGTTAGGTTTTCAGTCATGTTAATAGATTCATGCTCAAGAATTGCTTTTATAATGGCGGGGTCTTTTACCCTCATTCCTCAAAGCCGTGGCACGTTATCGACATATCTACTGCCGAAGCCCACGTCATTAGACAGTGCTGAGAGCCAACAACAATGCCTCGATATTCGAGTGTTGCGTTAGCCGCAACAGACACCCCATAAGCAAGGTAGTCTTCGTCAGCTATGGAAGTAATCACGTTGTCATCAATATGCGCCAATCTGACCGTTATCGCTGTGCCGGTTCGGTTACAAAACTGAACAATAACCGTCGCGGTCTTATTCTGCGGAGCAAGGTAAAGCAGCTCGTTCGTGGCGGCTTGCGTGTCTAATGCGCCTAGTCTTCCGCTCATAATAAATTAAAGAAAAACTGCTTCGCTGGGCGCTGCAATTCGTCGTTTAACTCCCTAAAGAATTCTTGCCATATAAAGCCCATGTCCACCTGACCCGTATCCTGATTAGAATGCCCAAAATTTGTTGATAGCGGGACTTGCGTAAATCTAATCATGCGTTAGTTCCTTCTGCGTTTGCGCCTACGTTTACAGTTAATTCAAGGGCTTTAATCCGCTGCTGGGCTTCCATTTCAATGCAAAAAACCCTTTCCTGAAACCTGCCTAGAGCATGAAGCTGTGGCCTAAAATCGTTCATATCCACAGTTCCAGCCGCAACCCATGTGTTCCCGTCATCGTCAGAATATGAGATGACAGCATTTGAAGTTGAGGTCATTTTGTCGCCAATAACCTCAAGAATATGATGGAATTTATTAGCCCTTGTTCCTAAATTAATATTGGCTGTTATGATTACAGGATAGAATTCGGCAAAGAAGTTCTGAGTAAATGTTGCCGAATTGTGGTTTCCTATATCTTCCAAATTCGTATCTACAGAGATCCATGTATTTGCGCTCGTTGCGCCAAGGTTTCTATGCTGCTGTAGGCATTTAAAGCTATCGCTACCGGAATACCCTTGATCTGGCTGGCCAAACAATATCCCATTTGTAGAATATTGTATCGGGTTGCTTTTCCCCCCAGTAACCGCCGTCCATTCAGCCCATTCCCCATTGATTGCGTTGTAGCAAATAGAGCTAGATCCAGTGGAAACGACATATAGGAGCTGCCCCCTGTCTCGATAACAAAATGCTGGCTGATTTGTTGATGACAAAGGAAGCCCTTTCCCAGAAGCCGCCCTGTAGGTGTCAAGGATAGCATCAACCCACGGAGGCGATATTTTTTTTATCGTAGTGCCTTGAAGCATAACAACCCCTAGCGAGCCGGGCGCGTCTGACTCAGCAACCCAATACATCGAGTCTTCCGCAGATGCGACGGTATTCGCGTCATAGCATCCTATGTTTCTTGTGGCTTGCTTGATTGGCCTTAGTGGAGAGCCTGGCGATAAGCTGGCGTTGTAAAATATCTGGGCAGTATTAGACCCTAAAGCCACTACATAATTACCTAGTTTGTGTATCGCAACACCTTTATCTGTCTCGTATTCTGCATTAATAAAATCTTCTGGATTCCACGCGGTCGGATCATTGACATTTGAGTTATAAATAAACCCTTGGTTATCCATTACAAAAATAAAGCCGTCCAATGAAACGATGCCTGGAACTAAGTTTGTCGGGAAATCGCCATCTGTTACAGCAACCTGCGTAAAAGCTGTGTCATACGTGTACATTTTATCTTCTGTCAGGGCGACAACGTACTGCGTCCCAGTGTCGATAGAGGTAAAGTAAACATTTGAAGCAGATCCATTAACTATCGTTGCAGCGTTAGCTGTCGTGTCTTTATAAACTTTACTATCTATCGCTGAGTACACAGAGCCATCTACGTTCCAGCTAAATAATCCTCGCACTGCCGTTACACCAGTTGACAGCACTATTGTATCGATCTCCCATCCGTTTCTAGGCCGGATATAGACCTCTCCTCCCTCTGAGTACGGATAGCAATTAATATACTGCTTACCCTTTCCTCTGGGGGCTGCGTTTGCGTATCCAGTCCCTCCACCAAGCGTAGCCCTTGATCTTCTTTGTGTTGCGGCCACTAATGGCGCTGAAACTGTCTGGACAGGCATTAACGTGAATCCGGTACAAGCATTATGCTAGTGTCTTCGTTGTCAAATTCTATCGCCATCATGTAAGATTTCTCTGCGAGAAGGGCAATCTTTTGAGTCGTTTCGGCCGGTGTGCCGAATTTAGTGGTTAATCTTAAAGCAAGGTTAGTCGCTAGTGGTTCGTACCATTCCTGCGGGAAGTCTGGGGTATCAGATGCGTTATCAAAGTCCTCAATAGGCGTTTCATAGGTTATTTCCATTGAAACAGTCACATCATCCGGCGCAGGGAATATTCTTACCGTATTTACCGCTAATTGCGGATCATGGTAAAGCTGTGTAGGCGTGCCAGAGGCGTCTTTATCGCCTAATCTCCAGTATTCCTCTCTTGAGATAAGATCAACATCAACATCATTACCACTTGAATCCCTTGTGAACGCATTAATAATCCGATTAGGGCGATTAATCTTGGTTGTGAATGCGTACACAGGTCTATCTATTGCGGCGGCAGAGGACAAACCTGTAGTTATTGTGACGGTTGAGCCAGAAGGTGCGCCGTTTACTGCGTCTTTGTGCAGCGTGCCGTCGTCAAGCTGTATGGCGATAACATCGCTTGCAGATATGCCTGTTATGGAATCAACGGTTAAAGTTGTGTCAGAGGCAGCAGAGGCGGCAGAAAGAGCGGTTTCAACGTATGATTGAGTGGCTAGATCTCCTGTCGCGGATAAATCGTACTCTGTCTTGCCTTTTTCAAGCAATATGGTCGCACGCTGAATCTTCCACAACTGGAGGCCGTCAGCCATCCAATGTTTAATCATCATGTTTAAAGTTCTGCTACACGACGTTAATTGCGCTGCATTAGGGGTTTGCCCCATTGCCAAAACGCCACAATGCTCTAACGCTTCCGTGATTATGTCGTCGCGTGAAACTGAGAAGTCAGTTGATCCAGAAGTAGCCATTAATCGCCCCTAAACATAATACGTAACTTCAAACTGAATATCGACAGTCGCAGTTAGATTGGCTGCGTCAAGCTCTGCTGTGCCAGTGGTTGCCGACCATTTTCTTATTTTAATCTCTGCGGAGTTAACGCTAACCCTGCACGCAAGGCTTTGTCCTGCTGTGATAGACAGCCCTGACGCACCAGTGACAGCTCCGCCGCCATGGCTGTTCGGTGTAGATGATGATGTGAATGGGAGGCCTTGTATAACTATCGCCCCTGACATTCCGGTTATGTCGCTTGCTGTAATCCGTCCTTTGGCGTGTACCATGCTACCTATTCGTACATAGTCGCCGTAGGCTGTAGAAAGCGTCGCCGGAGTTATTGTGTCAGTTAAAACGGGCGTCCATGCGCCAGAGGTTTCTTCTACTTTATCGTTATTCAGGTTATTAAGATTGGCATCGTTCTCTGTCGCGCTTATCGCAGACCCCTTAGATGATCTCGTTATTATCGTGGTCATACACATTCCTCATAAACATTCGGGTAATATACATCAGCTTCATAAACTGGAGCGCATACAAAAACTTCTGTCGCTCTAGGGCGAGAATCTTCTATGCTTTGCTTGTCATATTTAGAGCGAACAAAGTCCTGCGGGTGTCGTGGCTCCCAGTCTGCCTTACAGACAATCTTGCCATCCCATGTTTTTCGCTTATTCTCGGCTTTATACTCAAATCCGCATATATCGCAGATGAAGTTGTGAGAGCCTGAAACATAATGATCACCCATGCCGACCTCGCCTCATTCGTCTACGCATTATCTTAGACGAAAGCATCCCGCCATTTATAGCCGCAAGAACCTCTGCCGCTATAGGTATGTATTGGGTGCGGGGTTGGAGTATTTGGTATGGGTTGTCGGTAAGCTCTTTTATTTCTGCGTGTGATAAAGCCTTGTTAAATATATAAGTATACTTAACATCTAAGTCCTCACCGTAACCTCCGTTCTTTCCTATGCGTATAGTAGTGTGCGAGTTTATACTTGCAGGAACAGTTGTTGTTGTTTCTGCGTCAAGTTCGCCATTAAGATATATTCTTTGGAAAGATCCCCCATTATAAGTTACTGCTCGCGTTGCAAATACCGCCGCCCCTAAAGTACCAGAAGGCGCCCAATTACTATTTATGATAAATTGAGTTGCAGCGCCGCTTTCAACGCCGAATAAAAATGAAGCATTGTAAGTGGTTTCTGTGCCTACGAAAGATCCGTAACCTGAACCGCTATTTCTTCTTACCAAAGTAATAACGGTTAACTCTGTTGCGCCTGACACATTAGAGTCAAAATCTATATAAGCAGCTTCGTCAACATTTATAAAATCGGCTTGTTTTGTTACTGTGCCTGACTTGGCGATAAGACCGCTCGGCCTACCTTGCACATATTCGTCACCAAGATAAGCTGAAACCAACCCTTTACTTAAAGGATTAGACCAGTCAATGCCAACCGGATAGCTAGGCTTTACCTTATGCGGAATTGTCCGTCTTATGCCCATCTATTGAAGCTCATCAATGATTGGAATGAGGGCTATATACATTTCTACCGCATCAGCGACTAATGCGCCTGTGCTGTTATTTACCAAAACAGGGCTAACATAACGTGATGGTGCGAATAGCTCGCCGACTTTGCCGTATTGAACGACTGTGGTTTGATCTGCTGTAGTGGTTAAAGAACCAACATATTCTAACTGTTTGACAGAATCTGCTAATGAATCACCCGCCGTACCTGTATATGCTGCGTCTGAGCCTGAAACGCCGCCCGGATTCGCGTTGGCTGCCGTAGAAGATGGCGACCACGCAAGGTAAATATCGACTGTTTCATCACTAATCGCGCCAGAGGCAAACTCAACCGCAATCAATACTTCATACTTAGCTGCGCGTGTTGCCCCCAAATCGACTTTAGCGCCTTGCCGTGATGCACCTGACGCTACGCTGGTTAGGTCAATCTGCGATGTTCTGGTTAAGCCTGAGACGGTTCCAGTGTAATCTGTGGTATCAGCCCATACGACCGGTGTACCGTTCTTTACGAGTGCTTCTGTTGGCATTACGCTCTAGCCTCCGTTACATGATATGTTTTAACTTTAGGTAAGCCTAAATCCTGCGCTCGACTTATTTGATTTGCGCTCAATGCCTCAATAGCGGTTTTCTGCAATGTTGAGATAACACCAGCGCCGTTTACAGAGCCTAATGGAAAGTTAGAATCTGTAAAATCTATTGATGGTGCGTTAGGGCTTCTCAGTAATTCAAGTAATGTGATGCAGGCTGTTTTTTGGATAAGGTTTATTTCTTTTCCAGCACCTCTACCAAATGGATCTGAACCTACCGCCGCCTCTGCTGCCATTGTTAATCGACCAATAATAGGCACGTATTGAGTATCAGAAACCTGATTAGTGCGATGATTCTTGTTAAACAGATACTCGTATATCTTCCCTACAGGATTAGTATTTGAGTAAATAGGATTGTTAATTGACGTGACAACCTGAGCGTCAGTCATAGTCGCGTACCCTAGTGCTAGTGGGTCGTTTATTAGCTCATTTTTTAAAGTCATACCGCTTCCTTAGCTAAACTTCTTAATCATGGCCTGCTTAGCATTTGAGATTTGAGCCTCAATATCAAGCAATTGCTTGCTGGCCTGAGCCTTTTTGTTGATGGCATCTTCCATCGAAGCAAGGGCTGATTTTGTCTTGGTATTAATTTCTTTTAGCTTGCCATTGGCGTCATCCAGAATGGCTGTAGACTTGTCGTTGGCTTCGCGGATATAGCTATCTGCAACAGATTTAACCTCTGCCGAAACCTCATCAAGCTGCGGGGTAAGCTCTTTGATCTTCTTAACCAATCCGCTCTTTGACTTGTTTAGCTTTGATATTTCAGCGGTTAGATCCTCCTTTTCGGCAACCAAATAGCCGTTTCTTTTTTCTAAATCAGCATTTCTTTTTTCCGCTCCTGACATGACCTCTGCCGCGTCCAAGGCTGATTCAAACACTTTAAATAGGCGATGCGCTTTACGCAAATCGCCTACTATTTCTGTCGCTTTAATGTCTGTCATAGTTAATCCTTGAGAATACAGTGAAGAAGAATGGAGTACGTATCGCCAGAAGCGCCCCCTGACGTGCTAAGGATAATATCACCCTCAGCTACGCCACCTGGATCTGCGGCTGGCGATTTTCCGCCGAACGTAGAATAATCCATATACCCCTGTCCTTGCAGATATTCAATTACTTCGTCAGTGGCGTCGTCCCATTCCAATAGAACATAATCAAAACCAACGCCAACAGCCCATGTGATTTCATTCACTCGGATCTTGTTGGGAACATTGCCGTTAGCGGTTGTTAGGGCGGATCGATCAACTACAATAACGTCAGTTTCATCGGAGACGCTGAACGCGCCTGTGATGTTGACGATGTAGTTACGGCCACCGCTATGTAGTACCTTTACTGTAGCCATGATAGCCCCCTATTAAGCTGGATCGGTGACAGTAATACCACCAGTTAGCGCGGCTGTACCAGAAACAAACCATTGGACGCCATCGCAAATCAGAAAGATTCTATCGCCTAATGCTTCTGCTGAGGCAACGAAGTTGATTTGATCTTCTGCGCCAGCAACAACAACAGCGCCAGCTACTTCAATCGAGCCGTCAATGTTGTCGCCCTCGGCAGATGCGACGACCCAGTTAGTTGTAGCGAAAAGAGCGCCAACAATAATTTCAAATCGTAGCCCTGCTGCAATAGCCGGAAGCGTTACCGTCGCTCCTGCGGCGGCATTGAGAAAGAATGTCTTACCATTGTCTTGAGAGGTAAGTGTTTTGGCTGCGGTAATGTCTTCGACAGAACCCGTGCCTTGAATGAGGCCGTTAGTAGCCTCAAGTTGTGTAAATCGTGTAGGTTTATAAGTCATATTATTTATTCCTTTCCGTGACCGGAAGTCAACTCTCCATTTGGAGATCTATATTAAAAAAGGGAGGGTTGCCCCTCCCAGTCTAGTTATACGCCTGGGTTTCCGTAGACAGCACGAACATCTGTTACACCGAAAGAATACCGCTCAGTTGCTTTCGCAAGGGCGTTTTCAGTGCTGAAATCGTTGTCTTTAGTAAACTCAATAGCGCGTCGTTGGTAGCACTTTAAGCCGTTCTTAACGCTGGTACGAATAAAGAATGCGTCAGAGTCAGTAAGGTAATGGTTCACCTTAATGCCATCTGGGAGTGCATTAGTTGATTTCAGTACGTTGATAGCGTTATTGCCGGTATCGTTTTGCAGCACAGATTTCAAAATGCGGTTAGCATTATAGAATTCTTGGCGCGGAACGATTAAGCAGCGTGGCATAAGGTTGATTTGCAAATCTTTCGGGCCTTTAGCCCCCATGATCTGAATATTCAAGTCCTCGATAGACGCTTCCGATAAATCGGACGCCGTATCTGCCACGTTAGAGAACGTGCCGCCGATAGCATTTGGATGATCGTTAGAGATCATTCGCTTGCCGTCGCCAAAGGTGTAAGAAGTGTTAAATGCGCGGTTGTAGATATTTGCGCCAACAGTTTCTTTTGTATTACGCATAGCGGCTGCTAATGCAGTAACACGGCCTTTAGAGACTTTTTCGTACAAGCCGTCTTCCATTTCTTCGCGCGTAACAATGTAGCCCAAACCGTAAACAACATGCTTGTAACGAGTTACAAAGCCTTGTGTTTCAGAATCGTATGCAACGCCAGCGCCTTCGCCCTTAATAGGAGCAGCTTGGAAGCCGGTTAGCTGTACATCTTCTTCGTAGTTTTGGGTTGAAGTGTCCATGTCGAATAAGTCTTTATATTCTTCATTCCACTCATCGTATTCATGACCCCACCATGCTTTTACGCCCGGCCAGAGTGCTTTCCTTTATGTTCAACAAGGTTCGTTAACCCCTTGCCCGTCTTTCGACTGCTGCATGTCTCCATGCAGAGCTGACTATATCTTTACCCCTGAGGGGTAGGCACCATTTCCACTCACTTGAGTGTACTCCATTTCTGGATAGTCGATGAACCTTCTTAAAATGCTAAATCCCTTGGTCTTACCTTTCGAGCTAAGTTTGGCATATTGCAAATTATTATCTCTGCAAAATTCTCTAATCCCTTGTATGGCTTTTTCGGTGCCATCTGGCAATCCGATTAAAAAATATTTTGATCTGGGATTTTTGCCGCCCTTAGAGGTATGTTCTCCGAAATGCTTAGCGCATCTGGTGTCTCCAAGTTTCGCTTCGGACATTTTCTTTCTTGTTTCTAAAGATATGACTTTGCCGATCTGGGCTTTGCTAATCTTTTTCCGGATTTCGTCAGAAAAACATAATGTGCCACACCCGCCATAATTGCAGTTGTAGCCATTACTATATGAGTCATAGAGTTTAATGTAATCTTCCTCTAGTTTTCTCACTTCATCTTCTGAGCTAGTTTCCTCAAGAGTGATGACTTCAAAGCCATCCTGTCCATACTTTCTTAAAGCTGCATATATCCTACTGTTCCTACCGGACTTGATTCTTGAAACATGTTCAAGCCACCGTTCTTTTACGGTTCTGGAGGTTATACCAATGTATGATTTCTGATTGGCTTTATTAAGAAGTCTATATACGTAATACATTTTAAGATTGGATGCTGATTGTCTCTATCCTATGGATTATAAGGGGTCGATACATGTCGCCATGTATTATCCTACCATAGGCCTACGAGAGTTCCCAGCAGTTAAATGCCTGTTTACTCAACAATTACTTGTTAAGGCCCCTCAGCAAGAAGGGTGATTTCCCGATGTTATAACTGCCATAAATTACTCCTTAGTAGCCGGTTGCGTTACGTTGGGTGTGGAGGTTAATCATAACTTCCCACTCTGCGTAAGCACCGATTTCGTTGTTGTTCATAGAAGCCATGCGTAAGATTTTCATCTTGAGCGTAGCGGTTGTTGCTGCGGTATCAGAATCTAATTCCACGCCAGAAATACCAGTAGCGGTATCGACTGCGTTGGTGAAGATTAGATCAGCATTTAAGCCAACACTGGTTGCTGCAAGAGGTGTGGTGTCGCCGTCTTCCTGAATGCGGAAAACAACATCTGGATCGTCACACACAAAAGCAACGCGCTCTGTTGATGCTGGGTTGTACTGCTGCGAAAGGTTGTCTTCATTCACATCAAAGCCAACAATGACGCCAGAGATGTAACCGCCTGCCGCTGCCGCTGATTTTTCGATTTCTGGTAATGCTCCGGCTGGATAGCCGTTAATACCAGTTGTGTTTGAAGTGCCGTTGATGAGTACCGGATCGCCTATACCCAATGCTGTCGCATAAGATGAGTTGATGTAGTACGCATTGACCGCCCCATTATACGGAGCACCATTTTTGTGCCGAATAGGGACGAGTCCATGTGGGCTATCAGTATTAGCCATTTTTTAGATCTCCTAAATTGAAAGGAGATTGTCAGAAGTTGTCGGAGGTCTTTATTGACGTTCCGGCATCGTAGCCTTCTTTGATCTCCTCATGTGCATGTGTGATGGCACGCTCTTTTGTGTTGACATTATGCTGCTTGGCCTTTTGGTCTTCTTCATAAAGATCAATTGGTATCCGCATTAAATACCCGCGCTCAGGTGAGCCATCTTCGTTTGTGCCGGTGTTAGCAACAACGCGAGAGTCTAAGGACGCGCCTCGACCCACCTCATTCGCTCCTAACGCCTGTTCATCGACCACGAATTCATAACCACCTTCTTGAGCATCGCTCAATCTGCCGCCTTTATCTGTGACGACATGATAATGATAATTCGGATCTTTATTCTTAAAACTTAACTTAGCTTTGTGTGTGCCAAAAGGGACTCTTTCTCGTCGTTTTGTCCTTGTTACAGCCACCGCCTCTTGCGGCTCATCTGCATCCAATGAAAGGGTTGCTGGTTTAGCTGCTGCCTTTGACGCTACTTTTTTCGATGTTTTCTTTGCTCGTTTTTTGCTCATTTTATTGCTCCCATTCGTATTCTTTAAGGTATTCATCTATCTTCATTAGCCCTTCTGCCTCAAATCGCTTCGCTGTTGCTTGTGCATCGGCTGGGAGGTCAGAAAAGCTCTTGCCACTTTTTTGACCTGCCGGTTTCGCACCATCAACAGATGACGGTCTTTCTTTTCTCGGGTTCGTATTTAAAGACGGTATCTTCTCAAAAACGCGCCTTTTCACTTCGTTGTAAAATGCTTCGCCTTGTAAATTAGGCTGTTCTTCTGCGAGCGTATAGCCAATCGCCGTAGCAATCGCGCCATTCTCCTTATCGTTCACCCATTCGTTCTTAGATCGCCACGTCTCAAAATCGGGGCTAGGCGTATCTGGAACTTGAGTCGGAGGATTCTGGTAAGTCCTTGATTCTTCTGTGATCTTCTTCTCAATCTCAACCACTCGCTGCCCGTCACCTTCGCTAATGGCCTCGATCTTTTCTTGCACAAGCGAGTCAACGCGATTTTGTATTTCACGGTTATGCTTGTTTCGCTCATGCTCTGTGAACTGTTTAAACGTCTCTCTTTGTTCTTCAAGGCGTTTTTCTAGCGCATTGAGTTTGCCGGTTAGCTTTTCGTTGTTCTTTCTCAAGATTGGATTGATCTGCTTGCCTCTTTCAAGGAAAGCTTCCGCATCTACCCAGTCACCATCATCACCACGCCAGTTTTCTTTCTCAGACCACCCCAAAAGGGCTGCGTCATGCTCGGCTTGGCTTGGTTCGTCTTCAACTATTTTCTCTGCTTCTTCACTCATTTCTCTCTCCTAAATGCAATTACGTCTTCATCATTGATGATTCTGTATTCTTTCTCGTCGTCGCCGGTTGTTAGCCAACCAACATATTTACCGATAACCACTCTGTCGCCAGCTTTCGGCTTATTATTTAACTCGCAAAACGCATTTTCACCGCAAGCAATGATAGTGCCTGTGACTTGCTGCATATTCCCTTCATTAACGGTCTTTTCGAGCTTAATAATCTTGGAGTTTTCAAATGTATCATCTACTTCGTCAAGGCGAATCAAGACGCGTAAATCTAACGGATCATAACCGGATTCATTCTCCATGAGCGGCTTCCTTTATCTCTTTTTCGATCTCACTTTCATATTCAAGGCCTTCAACCGTCACTTCAAGAATATCGGATAAAGCGCCCAAATGACCCCTTACCCACTCATCACTGGCATCAAGTGTGCCCAGCTCCCAATCACGTTGCAGGTGTTTGTGTTTGAGCTGAATCGCTCTCCATACTGCCTGCGTCGTCGGGTCGTTCTTCCATAGTCCGAACGTTTCCTTCTCCATTTCTCATTTCCTCTGTTGCACTGATTAAATCTCGTAAACCTTCTCTCTTAGCTCTCATCTCATCGAGTTGAAGCTGATATTCTTTGATTTGATCGCCAGCTTCAATAGACTCTGCCTCTGCTAGAAGCTTCATAGTCTCGGCTTCCATCTTGTTTAACTCAACCATCTGTTTCATCTTCTTGAGTCCAAATTCAGACTCTTTAAGTTTGACATTGGCTTGGTCGGTAGTCGCTTTGAGTTGTAACTTAGCTTGCTCAACCTTCATCTTAGGATCTTCTTGGGGCGGGATTTCTTCCTCTTGCATCAAGAAGGTATCTGGATCTGGCACTTGGACAGCGGAAAGCAAGAACTTCTCTACCTCATGCCTCTTGTAACCCGGATAAGCCTGTGATCTCTCAATCAATAACTGTGCTTGCTGTAATTTTTGCGTCATAGACGACACGTTTGGATCTGCCGCAGGCGATATGTCTTTCGCGTCCCCTGCATAATCATCTGCATAAATCTTGTTGTCTTCGCTATCTAAATACTCGAAATATTCTTCGTTATCCAAATAAAGCCGGTTCAAATAGTACGCCTTGCGGAATTCTTCTCTCATTGAGCGATAAACGCGTTTAAAGACGCCGTTAAACATCTTCATGCCCTGCTCAACCACTAGCTGAGAGGTTTGGGCTTTCTGGTTCTGACCTGGGTTCTCTCCAACCATCATATCGGTGGAAGACCCGAGCCTTTCGCCGTAATTTATCAGCATACCCAATAAAGAGAAAAGAACGGTAGAAGGCTCTTTTGTCGGCAGTGGGATAATATTTTTACGCAAATCATCACCAGATGCAGCGGTTTTTCGCCATTCTCCTGGTCTAAACGGCGCTTGCCCTGATTTCATTCTCGCGCCTCGACCCAAGAAACCGGCTTGCAAGGTATGAAGATGACCGCCATCGATTAATAAATTCATTATGGTGTTGATAGAGCGGTTTATCGGGCCTAATAAAACGCCAAATCCTAAATCATAAAACCCGCCATCCGGCGAAGGAATAAAGCAATACTTAGTGAAGTAATGATCGGGTTCAAACTTGTAAATAACACGGCCTTTTACTTTGAGGTTTTCAGGGTCAAAGCGAGCCACCAATCGAACCACTTTCATGTTAGATCGGTTTACGGTGACAATGTAAGGCTCTTTTATGCCGTCATCGTCTAAATCTAGCCATCTGTGCTGCTCTAAAACCTCAAAAGGCTGGTCATCATCGGTTTGCTGTGTAACGCCCTGAGCTTCTTGCTTGGCAACATCAAGAGGATTAGGAGTAACGGCAGCAATACCCATATCAATGTCTAGCCACACGCCCTCTGCTTGCTTCTCATTCACCTCGTTGGGGGTGTAGGTCAGCCTTTGCGTGATACGAGGCGTGGTTTTAAGTGATTTTGTGTAATAAGGGACAATTAAATCGTTAGCAAGGACGTTGCACGACACATTATGACCTTTATCGGAATCGAAATATGTCTTTTTAAAGGCAGACCCAATAATGGGCAGGGAAATAAGCAGCCTGTCCATTTCTTCTTCCCAGTCCTCATCCTGTTCCATAAACTGATAAGAAAGATGTTTGCCAACACGAATCGCCCTGTCTCTTTTCGAGCCATTAGGATCTTTTCCGTGAGACTTACACTTAACCAAGTCGCCAGAGGTGATAAGGGCAGGATAGGCACGGGAATGGAACTGCAAAGCCGCGATGGTTAAAAGCGGAAATTTTATGTTGGATGCTTTTTCCCACGGGTAAGATTTTTGCTCCATTACCTGCAAGGCAAGATCAAAAGCGCCCTTGTTCCGTTCTTCCCACGGTTTACGCGCAGTTTCGTCTAATACGCACTCTTTAACGACCGTTGAGCCAATGTCATCCAGCATTTCGTTGCTTAGGTGCTCGGCTATGTTCTCCCCGCTCTCAGCGTAGGCAATAATATCTTCTGTTTTCAATATCCTGTCACCGCATCTTGACCGAAGTATGATTGCCCGAATTCTTCTTCGTACATTTCGTCTTCATACTCCTCGTCGTTGGAAGGCTCGATTTGTTTATCGAGAGTCATGCCGATAAGCGCAAAAGCGGCTACAGCGTCGTCTTTTGTTGATTTTGGAAAGCGCATCATCTGTTCTTGCAGAATAGCAAACCAGTCTTTGTCCATGTCGTATTTGATTGTTCCGGCTTTATGTCGCGCCTGAATGCCTCGGCAACGCACCGTTAAATCTTTCGATGGTACGATTTTATCGATATTGAGATAAACGTTCTCTCTTATCATAGACTGCCTTAAATAAGGCCCGATCGCCTTATCAATCTTCTCAGTCTCAAAGGTAAAGATTTCAGGGTTGTACTTTCTTTGTACGGCAAATAGCTCGGCTTCGATCTCAAGCGAATCCCACTGACCCATTCTTAGATCAACGACGTACATCAACCCTTCTGGACAGATGCCTACCGTGATAATGGCGGTGTTGTCCGCTCTTTTAGCTTGGGATATGGCGAAATCAGCCGCCGAGTAATAGGTCATTCGCAAGTTATGTTCTTCTTTTGCCATTTCAACAAAGTCGTCTTTGCGGAAATAGGCGTTTTGCGATACAACCGGATCGTTTAAATATTCTTGTGAATAGCCTTCTGGGTCATTTTCTTCAATATATTCCTGCCTTTTCTCCATTAGCCTTTCTTTAGGCCATTTTTCAAGCCATAGAATATCGGAAAAGTCATTAAAGGATTTGTGGGCGGAATAAAGGCGTGAAGTCCACGTTTTGTTCTTCATTAATCGGGACAGTAGGCTATCATCATGCAAAATTGTCCCTACGACGCGTATCTTACCACCATCGCGTAGTGATTGTCTAACTGCTGAGAAGAACCATCTACGGAACTTAGCGCGCCGCTCAGAATTCATTACCGACTCGTCATTTTCCATGTCATCACAGATGATTAAACCAGGCCGCCCGCCGCGCCAGTTACGGCCACGAATCTTCTGCTCTGCGCCTTTCGCAAGGATTCTGAACTCATGCCCATCTGACATTTGAACAATGGTATCTGTTTGCCCGTCTTTAGTGAGCTTAGAAACCCCAAAGGCTTGTATCAGTTCTTCGTTGTCTTTTAGGTGGAATTTAACGCCGTCTAAAAACTCAATCGCTTGATCTTCGGTATCCGAAATAATGATTGCGTATTTCTGCTGTCGGTAAAGCAGCTCCATTAACAAATAGGCAATGGTTATCGCGGAAGTCTTTGCGTGATTTCGGGGGGCGGCTATCGCAACCTTTTCATCGTCGGAGCAGCATAATTCCCACCACTCACGATGGCAGTCAGGGGTTTTCTTGTATCCGTCTAACCCAGAGGCGAGAATCGTATTAACGAAACCAAATACCGCATCAGGTGTTACCATTCACGCCAACCCCGTTACGGGATAAAGACCAGCCATCATTTCCCATTGTGACCAATCGAGAAACAAGTCCTTTCGCAATAAACTCTTGCGCTTCGGAAAATAAGGAAACGTTAATATGCAACACAACGCCGTCCTTGCCTCCAGACCTCTCGTCTAAAAGCTGAACGGCTCGGCGCAGGTTGAATTCGTTAAGGTCTTTCATCGGTAAAATGAATACCGGCCAGCAATACGCCAATCCGTCATATTACCCCGATCGGTTACATGGCTTAGTTCCATGTTTCTCCGCACATACATCTTTTTAGCCCCCTTCGCCTTTTTCTGAAAATCTAGCCAAGCAAGCATGACGAGGCTTTCTACTTCGTCATCTTCTTCGTAATCTATGTTTTTGCGGTACTGAGCGACAACATACTCATGGCGATAACTGTGATGCTTAGATTTCGACATATCTTTATATGCAGATGGCGGGATTATGCCAATACTTGATATAGCTATCGCGTCGCCATAATTAATTACTGGATCGTTAGGCAGGTAAGCCAAAATCATTTCGTTCAACTCGCTCACCGTTTTCGGAACGATCGATTTTTTTTCGGGTATCGCAATAGCTGGAGCAGCATATAGTAATGGGGCGCAACCAAGTGCTTTTAGGAAATTACGTCTTTTCATATCTCGCTCCCAACTCTGTCGTAAATGCCTCGACAATGCTTAGCGGAAAATCGCAACACATCTTCTAAGTCTATTTCATCTCCTGAATCAGGAAGGAATATTTTAACCCGCTCTTTAATAGCCCTTTCGTCGTCTCTTTCTGCACCAATACATATATCCCGAAAAGTCGTCTCAATATCGTCACAATCAATATTGGATAGCTTGTACCCGTAATATAAACATTCTTGCGTGTTTGTGGGGCGCAAAGCATCTTTAAGGATGGAATTAGTTTCTTGCATGCTACTAAGCAGCTTACTGGAATCAATCATATCTCAAACCTCATTGAAGTTAATTGATGATAGCACATATCTCGCAATGGTCTAATACCAGCACTATTCCCGAAGGGAAATTTTTATTTTTACCCCTCGGTATATCTGTACTGAGAAGGGGGTAACTAAGCTATGGGAATCTAAAGAGATTCTCAAAACGCAAAATTGAGAAAAATGCTAAAAAAATATGGGGGTTTAGTCCTCATCGTAAAAAACAGGCTCTTTTCGTCGCTCTACAAAGAAATCTAATAGCTCTTGGTCTAAGCATCTTAGCTCCCCTATGATAGCCATGTTGTTCTTACACATGCCCGCCCATCCATTGCCTGTTAGCAGGTTTCCTTTAGAGGTAACAAAGGCTACAGACTGAATCTCTCCTGTCTTAGCGCCTTCTAGCAAGTCTTCTAGCTTCTCAATAACGTCTTTGTCTGGAGGATAAATATCAATATCACGAATCATAAAGGCCTCTTTTGTTTTGGTTAAAGTATGGGAAGGGGTAATACGCTCCCTCCCGCCCCCTCCAGATGTTCCCGCCCCCACCCTTAGAAATCAACAGTTTACCGCATGATGTAGCCCGTTCACCCCTTCGCCAGCCGTAACACGTAGCGCGCCAGTCTTATCCATCATGGTACTGCCTATGTATGGTGCGGCTTGTAGCGTGCATAGCCTGATAGCTTGGCAGATGTTCCCTTGTATCTATGGTGTATTGGATACCATATGCGCCGTATGAGGCCGTGAGCGTGCAATCAATAGCAAGGTTATGCAATGCCATCACTAATGATAGATCGTGGCTGACAGGGCTTGTAAGGGCGTATTCAGGGTTATTAAGCATGTACTAATGTTTAACCTGCTCATCGTCTTGTGACTTGGCCAGGTTAGACACTTGCGTGAACCGTTCCGTTAACCCGTCTAACATCTTGTCAGTGCTCACTTTTTCTGTCCGACTGGTTACGCCACCACGTTGTAACGTGCGTTTATCCCAGTCAATAGCGGCCACCATCGTGCAATCCTTAGCGGATACGGGCTTATATAGTACATTGCCGTCGGCGTCGTGTTTGGCGTAATCCCCGTCCCGTAAGCGTTCTAGGGCTTTTTCTTTGGCTAACTGTATTGTCTCCGTGTAAAGGGCGTCTAACTCCTGATCTTTTTCGGTGCGGAGGTTTGCAAGCTTATCAATAAACCATTGCTTAGTTATCCATTCATAAACAGTACGTTTAGGCACCCCTATGCTTTTACATACCTTCTCTACATTGCCTGTAATGCAATACTCAATAACGGCTTGATCTTTAATCTCATCTGAGTACTTACTACCTTGTGTCATATTACTTACCACCATGTTTATAGAAACGTTTAGTGCCTTTCTCGTGTGGATTGGCTTCTTTAAGGGCTTTGTCTATTCGTGCCGTTGCGCCTGTTAATAGTTTCTTAGCATTACCTATTGCGCTGGTTCCGGTTTTGTTGCTGTAGCTTGGATTCGGCATTGGGTTTGTCTCCTTTATTAAATATCTTATCGAAGTTATCGCGGTATGCTTTTGTATTAGGCTTTGACTGTAGTTTGTCGCCTGTAATGTCATTGGTAGATATAAATCACCTCCTCATTAAATCTGTTTATGTGGGTATAGAATCTTTTCATTATATTTATGTTCTTTTCTTCTCTAAGCTGTTTATAACGTCAATCAAGAGGATCTAACCATGTACTCAGAAATCACAAAAGCAGTATTTAATAAGCTAGTCGCTTTAGACCATAAGCCCGCAAAGGTCGAAGATCTAGAGCTTGCCCGTAAGTTTTACTATGACAGCCCTTTAGGCGTTCGTTTATTGCAGATAGATAATTTTGTTTCTGCTGTTAGCCAGTATTACATTCAAGACATAAACGCATAAAGGGGTATATTATGGAATTTCTAATAATCGCATCAATAATTATCGTAGTAGTTATGGTTATGACTGCTATATGTGAAGCAATTGAAAAAATAAGGGGTTAATTATGAACAGTTTAAAGCAAGTTAATACTTCATTTCGTGCCTTTTGTCGTGAGAATAACATCGAGTTACGGCGCGGAAAGCCTCAAAACGAACAGCCAGCCGATACGCGCATGGTTTATGTTGATTATATCGACAGCCTAGAGCGTTCCGGCGTTATTTCTCGCAACCTTGCCAATAATTCACACTATAAATAACACTAATACAACCATAAAACGAGGGTAATATAATGAATAAATTTCAACTACCAGCAGGAACAACTAACCGCCACCAATGGCACAAAAATGCTATGCACGCTATAAAAGAACTTGACCGGTTACGCTTTGAGCGGCTGCAAAAGTCTGGTGTCACTGGCGTAGATGAATCTGAGTATATTATTAGTACTATGTTTTCGGGTACTGAAAACCAAAAAGCCGAGGATCTTTTTTGTGAAATTGGCGATCAGTTCGACTGGATGATCACTAAGGATAACGCCGATCAAGTTATTGAAGCCGTTAAAGGCGCTTTGCCAGTTGCCCGCGAAGCAATGCCGATAGATGACAACCGCGAAACACCTGAGCAAAGAACAGATCGACAAGCTGAGATAGCCGAACAAAACCGCGAGCGAGAAGCCGAACAAGCCGACAAGTCTCGCCAGGTATCTGCTAAAGCCGATGAGCTTCGCGCCTTGTATCCGTGGGCTATTGGCTTGGACGCTGGAATGTCAAGCCATGCGCGGGCGGCTAAGAATATGAAAAAGGAGCTTAAGCAAGCTTATCCCCATATTAAGTTTTCTGTCACTTCCGATAGTTTCTCTATGGGTAACTCTATCAGCGTATCCTGGACGGATGGCGCGCCAGCCTCAGAAATTAAAAAGATCACTGATAAGTATCAATATGGATCTTTTAACGGCATGGATGACATCTACGAAAACGATAATAGCGCATATTCTACCGCTGTTTCTACTGTACTTGGTCAATCTAAGTATGTAATCGAGTCACGCACCATTAGCGAATCAGTTAAAACCCTAGTAGGGCAAGACATTTGCCTGTCTTATGGCGTCGAATACGAAAATAATGCGCGTATTGGCGGTCAATGGCTGTCTGATGCTGTTTATCAAGCCCTGTCTGGTGTCGATATTTCCGGCAATTATAAAGGCGTGAGCCTAGAAACAGGATCCTATGTGGCTGAGTTTGAAGCCGCGCCAGTTGTGGCGGCTCCTGCCGTTGCTCGATCTTCTAGCTTAATTCAAGCCCACATTGAGGAGCACACACATACTAAAAAAGGTTTTGTCATGTATATGGTTGTTCCTGATACAAGGCTAGATCGTGACACCTTCAACGAAGTGCGAAACGATGCCAAGGCCGCTGGTGGTTGGTACTCTCGCAAATGGGGATCAACGCCTGGCGGCTTTGCCTTTGAAGATAAAGAGCGCGCCGAGTCTTTTCTTGCTTCTCTGTCTGGTGAATCCCCAAACGATGAGCCACCAAAGCCCCGCAAGGGCATGGGCGAGAAGTTCCGCGCAATGGCTGACAAAATGCAGCCGGTTATCGACAACAAGCTTGCAGATCGTCCGACCAATACAGCAAAACGACTAGCGCAGGCTAACCATTCACGCCTAGAGGGGGAAAAGCTGCAAAGAACACAGCAAGCCCTTTTAGGCTTGGCTGATATGCACGATGCTGGAACAGTTCCCGCTGTGCTTGCCAATATAACCAGCAAAAAAGCCGTATTTGATCTTATGGGAACAGTTAAAACAAATATCCCTAATGGTTATCATTCATACTCTGTATGTACTGGCGAGCCACACCACACGACACCCGAAGCCGTTGCGCTTTGGTCTTTGATTACTGGCAAGACCGAAGAACAAAAGCAAGCCGAGGAGCTAAAACGCACCATTGACGGGCTGCAATTCTCTAAAATACCAGGCTATTTCCCAACACCTAAAGCCGTTATCGATTTAATGATAGATTATGCCGATATTCAACCACATCACAGAATACTAGAGCCGAATCTAGGATCATGCTCTATTGCCGATGCGGTTGCGCCTCTTTGCTCTGAGGTAAAAGGCTTTGAAATCAATCACACACTAGCGGAAATAGCCGACGCTAAAGACTATTTGATAGAAAAGCGTGATTTTTTAACCGTTAAATGGGAAGAAATAACAACTTATGATCGTGTTTTAATGAATCCGCCTTTTGAAAACCTGCAAGATGTTGATCATGTCATGCGGGCGTATAAACAGCTAAGCGATACCGGTCGGCTTGTGGCTATCATGTCACCTAGCCCTTTTTTCCGCTCCGATAAGAAGTGCGAAGCTTTCCGCGCTTGGTTCGATAATCTTGGGGGCGAAAAAATAGAGCTTCCAGAGGGATCTTTCAAAGAATCAGGAACGGGAATCAATACTGTTCTAGTCGTTATCGATAAATAAACAATATAGCCCCTAGTCGATTGTGGCTAGTGGGCTTATAAGGGGAATACAATGAAACAAGGTGAAAAATTCATGCGTGAGCAATATATCAAGGCCTTTGGCTATGAGTACGATTGTCCGGTTAATAAGCCGCCAGCGTTACCGCTTTATATCGCTTACCAAGTAGCACTTCGTAAGCTAAAGCAATTAGATAACGCCTAAATACAAGCGAGTTGGTCTTTATACCTCAAAAGCCCCTGAAAAGGGGCGGGGAACGGGGGAATTGTTTAGTTAATAGTAGCAATTATTGCGATATAAATCTACTTAAAAGCCATATTTTACATTGGACACGACCTTTTTCTGTGTTTCTCGCATTGATTCAGCCAATGCTTTAGCCAATTCATGGCTATAGGTATCATAAGATGCTTTATAGTATTTTTCTGCGCCAGGCCATAGTGCATTTCCAAATTCACTTTTAACAACCACTCCTTCTTGCTTGATTTCGGCTAGGCCAAGGCTGCTTTTATCCGCTACCCCTGCACTTTTCTTAATCTCTGGCTTAACCGCCGCCTCTATAGCTACGCCTGGCGCTGTTGCCGCTACTGCTGCACCGCCTAATAATTTCAAAAATGAACGTCTTTTCATTGCCCTGTGCCTCTATAAAATGGGTGTTTTTTAAATATATCTTTCAATATTTTGTTGTTTGAATGTCCGATCCTTCTGAGTGCGCGCATACCAAGAAAATAGGCTATTTTGAATTCGTCGCCAACATCAAGACGTCTAATTTTCATATCTGCGCTCCCTTATAAAATGGCTGCTGTTTAACATATAGTCGAGAATATTCCTTCATGGTGTAAGCCTGATTGTCCACGACAACACCGCGACAATTACTGATATAGGGTAATTTATAGCCCTTGCTATGGCATGTGACAATGCAAGCATATCCTTCCGGCTTTATCTGGGCTAATCCGATCATCTTTCCAGTCTCACGCCTAAATGAATATTAAGTTTATGCTGCCATTCTGACAGCGTAGAAAGTGCTTCGGATAAATCCCATGACCAGCCGTTACGCCATGCTGATTGGGTGTAATTTTGATCTATCGCTTCGGCTATGAGTTCGCCGCGCTCCCGGTCTGTCATTCTATATCCGCCTTCTACGCATTGCGGTGCGGTGCATGGCGTTGGAAGTAGTCCGTTTTCAGTCATTGCTATTTGATCGGGGTGTTCTATTTGCTTATAAACGAATCCGCGCCCCTTGCATACTTGACATGGGCTATCGCCAATTTCTTCATGTACTGCGATTAAGGCTAATATTCTAGTGTAATTCGTGCCGAGCGGTTTTATTTTGTCTTGGATTGATTCGATCAAACAATTTGTTAAATCTTTTCTGGCGTCCTCATATCCGTGCATGGCGAGTCCTAGCGTGTATGAGCCTTTATTTAGGCCAGATAGGGCATGACATATATCTTCTGGTTTAAGTCCTCCGTAGCCGCCTATAGTAGCCGCTATGGTCTGTGTTTTAGGGTTAAGGTGCGAGATAATATCAGAGTTCATTAATTAACACCTATGTCATCACAAATAATTAGGTCGGGTTTGATCCCTTTGATTTTAAATGACTCCCACTTATGCAGGGTCATGCCATTAACGCGCCTTTCTCTTGCCGATCCGTTATTGCTAACAAAGCACACATTCATGCCGATGTTAAGGGCATGTTCTATCTGCATTTTTATGGTTTCGCGCCGCTTTGGTGACATTCTCATGCTTAAACACCTTTAATTAGCCAAATAAAGCCCGCGCTACCGGAATAAAATCTTGTTCGTAAAACGCTGGAGTCGGGCAAAACCAATCACCAGTATTATTTTCGTCAATCAGTACTGGTAGATCTTTTGCGACAACGATCCATCCGTTACCAAACGGCTCGGCTCGCACGTTCTTGTATCCCCATAACTCAGGGTTAAAGGTATCCATAATCCATGTCTATTCGTTATCATAGCCACATTTTACCACATTTTACTAATATAGCTATTAATCTCAATCATAACCACCAAAGCCATTAATAATCCGATAGCCCACATTATGCCGCATAAACATGCTTTAGCTATGTGTTTCATGCTTCTATCTTTTGGGGATGCCATTTAGTTAGTTCTTGTATGGCTTCCCATGATGATAGTTCTTGTTGGTCAGGAATGGGGCGCAGCGCCCCGCTATAAAAAGATCTTGCATTTCCGGTAGACGATCTCTCTGCACCCTCAATATCCCATGCATCTGCGTGACGATTACACGGCCGCAACACTCTGCCGACATGACCTAGAAAGGCGGTATCATCAAGACCCACGTTAGCGCCTAACGTTATCTTTGTATCAACAATCTCAACCATCATTCCTGCTTTAATATTCATTATTTCACCTCCGGTTATGTTTTGTTTATGCGATTCATGCTTTATTCCAAGGGAGGTTGGCGTAGATAACGGAGTAAAATAAAATAACCGCCTCCAAAAGAAGAAAACATCCTCTAGCACTGTTACCCCATGATGATATATGCGGCATCCACGATAGATTACAAAAAATATAAGCAACCGCGATATATAGAATAAAATTAACGCCAACAAAAAAGAATGAGAATGCCATCCAAAATTTTATCATCACTTAACCTCCAGCAACCCTTTTTCAAACAATATGGGCAACGTTCTTGCCACCCCTTCAAGACTCATGCAAATGATGTCTCATGTGTTCTGCTCTAGTCATTAGCCGCAGGTTTTCTATTCGATTATCCGTTTTTACATGGTTAATGTGATGTACAACTTCTTGGTTGGTAATTCTTCTGCCAATCTTTTGCTCTATTAAAACCGTATGTACATTTCTTCCGGCATTTTCACCAGCAGAGTATTTATAATACCCTTGCGTAGTAAGAGCAATTCCGCCTTTCCAGTTATGAACATCTGCCCCGCTTGGATGTAGGTGATTGCCTCTCATATATGATTCTAGTCGCTTACGCTTATGATCTTCTTTTTGTTTTTTCCCTTTTGTTATGCAGCTAATGGAACAATACGGCTTATTCCCATCTCTTAATTGCGCATTTCTTGCTATAAATTCTTTCTCGCAATTCGGGCACTTGGCTTTCCTGCTCTGCTTTATGGCTTCTCTATGTTTATTTCCGCAAGCCCTGCTGCAATAGTGGTCTCTATAGTCCCTGCATCTTGGAAGGCTAAATAGTTTTTTACAAAACCTGCACTCTTTTTCTATTCGTTTATTACTATCAACCCCTTCTCCACTAGAATCTTTATCGTTCTCATCACCCCTTCCAGATGCCATAGCTTCAACTCCTCTGCCGAATATTTTGTCTTAGACCTAAAGTCTATAGCATCATGGCATTTATTGCAAGCGTAGGCCGCCTCATAAGACGCCCTTTTCATTCCCATACCACCCCCGTTAAGGTGGCATAGTACGGTAGTTTCATCTACGCCATTACAAACACCTGGGATGCGGATAAGGCATGGCTGATTGCGAGCCGACTTAGTTATTTTTGTTTGCTTAGCCATCTTGCTCTCCTTATTGGTTTATGGGGTTATTCATCAAAAGCGATCCATTCATCGCCTACTTTCTGCTCTACCCATCCAAAATTAGAATGATCGTGCATCAAATCATGGTTATGCAGATACAAAGTGTAATCAGCCACAGCGTCCATCCGGCTCTTTGCTGCATCATACGAGCCGCATACAGCAGACTCAAAGTGGCTATCATCTGATTCAAAGCACGGATGAAAACAAAATCTAAACTGATTCATTGTTATTCCCCTTAATCATTAATAAAACTCGCGACGATTAGTGTCTCCAATATACACATCAGACAGTTTATTTCTCAAGCAGACAAGGAAATCATACCATCTATCGGGTGGTGTAAATTCCATGTCATCCGGTCTTTGCTCTGGCGGGATTTGTAAAAGCTGTAATTGCGGGTACTCTGCTCTTATTTGTGTATCTATTGCAAAATTAACAAGCAATGCATTTTCTTTGCTTTTGTTAAGCTCTTTTCTTAGCTTGCTTGTTTTATCTTGCTCCGCTTTATTGTATCGCTGAGCGTCTATCAGCTCATCGCGGGCATTTAAGGCATACTCAAGCAGATCATCCTTTTTCATTCTCTTTATGTCGTATGGTTGCATAATATCTTCCTCATTATCTAGCTATTAAACGCTTTGGTTTCTATTTCTATATCATCTCCCTCAGAGCAATAAATAATTCCCTGACCTGTAAACCCATCTCTTTGTATAATTATCCCTGTAACCTCTCCTTCATACGCATAACATTCGTCATCATCATTAAATTTAGATAGCTCACTAATCAGCTTCTTAACAGTTAACATCTTGCAGTCCTCATTATCTATTAAATCATTGGTGGCTCATTGCTTGGAAAAGGTACTGATATTCCAAGTTTAGATGCCGTATGCCTGTTTAAAACCTCATATAATTCATTGATTTCTTTAGTGCTTAACTCGCTCGTATGCTCTTTTTCAAACATAGCCATCATTATTGGTTTAGCCATACATGCTTTTACGTTGTCTTGTGACCAAGGTATTTCAACGTCATGCTTTAATGTTGATCGCATATCATAGCCAGCATCGCTTAATTGCTCAGACAGCATAGAAAAATACTTATGTAATGCCTTGTTCTGCTGGATTGTGCGTGTTTCGCTCATTTTGTCCTCATCAAAAACACCATTTCAGCATGTATATCTAGTCGCTTTTTCATTTCAATTGGCGCGCTTTTTATAATCTCTTTCTGCGCTGCCTTGGTTTTACAGCGGGTTATTAATGCTTGATAATTAGCGCATATCAAAAAGCCTGCCCCGAATAAGAGCTAACCACATTAACCATTTTTCCTGATACGCGGCATTTTCTTTTTTTGTACTCATCCAGTACGCCATATTTGACCATGTGGTTTACTCTTGCGCTTACTGTGCTAGTTTCCATGCTGAGTGCTTTAGCTATTTCTCGCCTTGTACAGTCTTTGCGAGTATTAACAAACTTTAATATAGCCTTTTCTTGACGATTCACATGAATTACAGGCAGGTCTTTAAATGCTTCTAGTGATGTTTGTCTTATCATTGCTTTGCCCTCTTTATTTGCTCTTATGCGCCATTACAGCAGTTAAATCACATTGATCTAAAGCCTCGTTAACGCCTGCGGTCATATCAGCTTTACCGGTTAGCTTCTTGCCAATCCTTGCAGCCTTCTTTCTTCTTGGCTCGGTTAGCTTCATTTGGGTTCTTATTTTCTTTTCCATATTATTTGCCTTGAGGAAGTATCATACTCATATTACCCATGTTAGCCGGAACCACGACAGTATTAGCGCCAGACTTAGCAAACTCCATCATCGCTAAATTCATCTCATGCTGTAGATATTCTTTAGTTAAAGATTTATCGATAATATTGTTAGCTGTAGCAATACCCTTAGCTTCTTCTATCTTGATCTCTGCGTCTTTCTTGGCAATTTCTACCTTAACCGCCTTCGCTTCTAATTTTTTGGTATTGGCAACTGCGTCTCTGATTGATTCCTCAATTGATGCATCTGTTAGCACGGAGCGAATGACTACTCGTGAAACAACAAATACACCATTGTCGTCTTTATCTAAAGCCTTTTGCAGGTCTTCTTTTATAGCGATAGCGATGCTTTCTCTTTCTTTGTGCATTTGCAACGAATCGACTTTTGCGATTGCTTTATAGGATGCGCTTCTTGCCTCGCGAAAGACTAGTCCGTATGCGGGCATATAATATCCAGACTCGCCGTCAATCTCATGGGAATTTGCGTACTTGGTTCTCATGTCTGAAATATTAGACGACACAACGCTATAAAATACGGTTACATCCATATCCCTCAGTGATAGATTGTCTGCCGCTTTCGGGGTTAAATTATTTAGATCAACAGCTATTTCCTTGCCGATAAATTCGTCTATGCTAGTTATTAGTGGCAATTTAAGCATAAAGCCGCTTGTTTTTTCTTCTTCTGAAATCGTCCCCAAAGTCTTGCTTACGCCAACATTTCCAGTTTCCACTATCTTCCACCCATCAAAAACAAAAACGGAAGCAAATAGGACAACAGCCGACCACAATATGATTTTTCGCATTATAATTATCTCCTAAGTTATAAATTAAATGTACATGCTTAGTATACACACGTACACACATAATACAAGCCCTATTACCATTTCATTCTCATAATATCTATATCAACCTCTTTCGGCTTTGGTTTTGGTGCTGCGTGATACCGTCCGGCTTCGCTGGTACTCATCGGGATCATGTTATCTGGATGAATATTCGTTTTATCCCCATCTTTAAATATGATCGCTTGCTGTCCTTTTTCGCGGGTCATGTAAACATCACAAACAGCCTGAGCTACTCGTACGGTTCTGTTTGTTCTTATTGAATCGCCTATGCTGCCTATTTTTAGATAGGCTATTACATCGCCGTCTTTGTTCTTCCTAGTTGGATGTAGTTTGCCGTTTAGGTATATCTTGCCTGTTTCGGTTATGTGGTATTGGTGGTAGTTTGGTTTCATTTCGATGCCCCTCTATAAACCGCGTAAAATATACCCCTTCCAAGTCCCGCTATACAATGCGGGTTTAGGCTTCTTTTCTTTATTCTGTAGCGGTAGCCGTGAGATTTAAGTAGTGATGCGGTGTAATCAGCGCCTTTTTGATCGGTGAAGCTGTCCTGGTGGACAAACTCCTTTCCGTGATGGTGTATTGAGTTCATTAGTTAAGCATCCAAGAGTCTGACTCGACCGCGAACACGATGCCCGAATCTTCGAGCTTAATTAGCACCCTTTCGCATATCTCAGCCTTTAGCCCTGTGTGTTCCGCTACTTCACTGGTTTGTAGTATTCCTTGTTTCTCTAATACTTCTGTTATCTTTTCTGTTTTAGATTGCATTGTTAATCCCTCTTATTAGTTTTAGGTGGTTCAAATAAAAAGTCCTTCGTGGTGGTATCTGTTCCGCCTTTCCCGTCCAAGTATTCAATGTAAATGCCGCCACGAATAGATGGATGCCTACCAAGTGTCGTCACCATGCGTAACCTGCCGCTAGGCCAGCTTGTTAAAAATATCATTTCTTTTCTTATCCATTCACTCATATAGCCTCCATAGGCAGGGTTATTTGCTTGCGTAATATTCCATAGATGAAATTTCAGCCTGCAAGCTGTTCACGGCAAGTCTTGTTTCATGCTCTTTATCCATTAGCTTTACTAGGTCTTTTCTAATCACCTTATCGACATTCTTTTGCCGTTTTTGTAACGCCTCCAGCTTACGCATAGTTTCTTTGCTGTGGCTTTTTAACTTAACTATTGCCGCAAAATCTTCATGTATTCTTATCGCTTCGCTGCCAATACCGATAGCCTCGTCACATTCTGCTTTTGCTTTGTCGGCTTTTTTTGATAGAACGCTTAACTCTTTTTTCATGGCGACTAAAACCAATTCTTTTCCGTGCCTCATATCACTCTCCCTTGTTTAATATATTACGCATTAAATATCACTCAAATAACGCACCACTTCTACAAGCTCGTTATGCGCGTCGATTAATACCTGAAAATTATCCCTCGTCAAATCTGGAATTGATTTCATATCATACCCGTCAGGAATTTGTATTCTGTCAGGGAAATCGTATTCACTAAGTGCTTCTGGTTTATTCATATCTAGCTCCTCATTGCCGCGCTTATGCGGTCTTTATTCGTTAATCCATTCTAATTCAGTATATTTTCTGGTTATTGTTTCTTCTTTTTTAACAAGCCTAGTTTCACTCTTGAATTCTGATAGCCTTGCTTCTATTTCTTCTCTTAGTGCCTTAATTAAACCCTGTTCCATCATGTAGCAATCTCGCGCTAAAGCGCATAATTTATAGCAATATTCACCATATTCATCGTTGACGTAACCAGCGTATTCTTCTAGCTTGGCGATTTTAAGCTTATCAATCGTATCTTTACTCATCTAATTTAGCCCTCATCGTTGCTATCTTTATTTAGAATGCCTCTCATCTCACCCATTAAGCTCTGGAAATCTTCCTCGGCTATTTTTGGTGCTGGTAGTGCTGGTGCAAATAGCTTAAATGCTTCCTTCGTACTCTTGCATAAGCATAAATCTCTAAAGCCCTGCGCTGTTGGAGGCCATTCGCTATCCAAATTAGCCAAGCCGGTTGTTATTTGATCGGGTGTAACGCCTGCCAGTATTTCACCCCATTCTTGCACAGCCAGTTCTTCAATGCCTTCAATAGCACTTGTCCACTTGTGAAGATAACGAACCTGAAACCTTGCAAAGAGAGCCGCTACCCATTTAGGAGGTAGTGTCTCTTTCGGCAATTTCTCGCAGCTTGTCGTGGACGCGCTTCGCTCTACTATCGTTTCGATATGCTCCATGTTTTCTTTCATTTTCAATTACCTCAATCTCGCATTCCCAATACTCACCATTTAAGTACGTAGTCGGATAAGGAATATAGGCTTTATCAGTGTTGATGTATCTTTTCGGATAGTCCTCAATGATAATTTCCTGCTTTTTTTTACTAAGCTTGTCCCATATCTTTCTAGCTTTTGGCTTGCTGCCAGCCTTTCTAGGCACTATTGACCAAAACTCATCAAAGCTAATCATACATCTTCCTCTATTAACCCCGCGCCAATAGCGCAATCATAACAATGAGCATCACCATCCTCATTTACAATGTTATCTTCTTCGCAGTTTCCAGTTGGTTCGCCGCATTTACAGCAAATCTCTAACGTGCCAGGATAATTTCCTGAGTTCCATTTTTCATGCTCGCATTGCGTCATGGCATGTTTATATCCATTAGGCCAAGTATTCATAACACTCTCCTGTTAAACGTCTTTTAAAAACATATCTCAAATTTTAGACAAAATAAACCCCGCTAATTCAGGCATTTAGCTTAACCTACAGGTGCGCTTTATCAACATATGTTTATCGACGTTCGGCCTGCACCGTTGTCGGGACTGGGGTTATGCGCTGGCTTTTCACTCACCAGATACCATGTCCACGCTAGAGCTTTCGCGCTCATTTTGCGGGATAGGGCTTTACGCACAAGGATATAATCATATATAATTCGACTATATCGGAGCTGCCTGCAAAGCTCTATCCGATACGGGGTTGGCCTTTCTGGTCAACCCCTCTTTATTTCTACTACCTAAACTACCATATTAGTGATGATAGTCAAATTCCTTTTGGTTAGTCATATTCCTGCTAGGAATGTATTACTCTTGTTACCCTGTAAGTCAAATATCTCTCAAGGTAGGTTTGAACTTATCTGCGTGATAAATACGCTCTTGTTGAACGTCCTTAGCAATCTTGAATATAGGCACTAAACCAAATAAGCTTTTAGTGTGTCCAATAATCTTAATAGAGCCGTGATTTATTGCTTTGGGTATTGTTTTAGCCATGCCTCTTTCCCCTTTAGTTCGTTATATGCAATGTTAAATGTAGTTTCCGTCGCGCAAGTGGCCGAGAAGGTCGTCAATAAGCTCCTGTAAGTCGTCAGGGCTGAATTTATGCCAATCATTAGCGCATCCAGATCTATCCTCGCCATCATGGATGTTACTATCTATAAACCTCTTGGCTTCCCGTTTCGTTTCTTCTAGCGTTGGATTAAAGCTCATCTTCTATCCCTTTATATTTAGTCTAAATTAGTTTTCGTGAATGTATTCTTCATACTCACATTTGTCGCACTTAACTTTTACCCCGCCCCAGCAGCCAGTCCATGACGTGCCGCATCCAGAATCATCCTCTAGTGACACAATGCCGCCACAATCATCATGGATTATCTTTATTGGCAAAACCTTATTCTCACCCCATCCGCTGCCCTCGATTTTTGTTGCCATCTCTATTCCTCTTGTTAGGGGTTAATTACCCTTAAAATATCATCTAGGCTTGTGCACATCGCGTATTGGCCTTTATACGTAATTAGAAGCTGTTTCTGCCCTTCTTTGATATATGATGGCAGTATCTCGCCAGTACGCTTAGAACGGCTCTCAGGGCGTTTAAGCTCTATCCAATAGTTGATGCCATTGTGACCGATTAGCAGATCATCCATGCCGGTTATCACTGAATAGCCCATTTTTCTCAGGGCTTTGACTATCTCAGCTTGGCCGGTGTCGATTCTGTCTGCTCTTTGTCGCGGCATAACTGTCCTTAATAAAATAACCCTTACCAATATTCCGATAAGGGGCGCTCAACCTCAACCGAGGGAGCAATATATAGCCGGTAATAACGAGGGAACCCGGCTATATGGGGAGATTATTTAATTTCAATCCTGCTGTTTATCTGCTGCATCCCTCGCCTTAACTGCGTCAGATTTATCTGCGTAAAGGCCTATATATTTTTGCTTACCATTAACCACTATATTCACGCACCATTTTTTAGCAGCCTTACTCCAGCTAACGCCCTTGTATCCTGATGTGTTATTTTTTTGGCATCCGGCGCACCGCGCAGGGCTTATTTTTCTTCGCCTTCCTTACAATCTCTTTATGCTCGTCAAGATGGTATTTATAATAATCTTTTGCGTTTTGTGACATTGTTATAATCTCGACATTGCCTTTATTATAACCGCCTAAATCCGCGATTCTAGCCATAACGTATTTATCTCTACCCCTTCCTCTACAAGACCACTTTCCAGATTCATCCCAGGCCTTCCACCAACTCCAGAGATTGAAATCCCATGATATACCTCTAACTTTCGCGTTTCTCTTTTGCTCAGTATAGGCGCGCAATGGAGTTTTACGATAGTCCTCGTTAAAACCTCTTAAAAAATCATACTGTTCTTTTGTGCAGCCCCACGATTTCGCCAATCTCTTTGCGGTTTTTTCTTTTTGTTCTTTTCCTCTGTGTGCAACACAAGCAAATGACCTCATTGCCTGACCGCCATCCAATCGAGACACTCCGTACTTAGATAATATTTGCCGCGCACGCTCTCTCGTGAAGCCGTACTTATCCCCTATTTCCTGTAGTGTTTTTCCAGATGTGTACATAGTATAAATATCATTATCCCTGCTGGCGCTAAGCTCCGCTTTTTTGGGTTCATTTATCTTTCGGCCTCTTTTTTTCTTCTGGTATAGATGCAGCCCTACAGACGCTCGTTCCAGCGCGCCCATATCAACATAGGCCTCTTTGCCGTATAAATCCGGCCTAATAACACTTCTATCGCAACCAGTTAAAGACGACATGGTAGGTACATATTTTGCAGGGACACCTTTCTTTTCCCACACCATAACAGCGGCGTAAGTAACATCAAAAACAAAAGACACGGCATTCCTGCCCCCTAACTTCTCAAATATTTCTTTAGTTTCTTTATTCATGTTTTGTAAAGTAACACGTGCAAAATAAATTTGCAAATTTTATTTGTATGTGCCAAGATTGATTCACAATAACGAAACGGGGAAACAACATGGCACAAATTCATTTACTACCATCACCGCTAGCCCTCGCACGGTTAGATGAAATTCAAGACGAAACCGGCCTAACGGTTACAGCCTATGGCGAAATGGTTAAACCCGAAAGACCTAAGAGTGCGTTCTTTATGGAAATGGCTGAGATGATGAATGCCATTAATAAGCAGCATGGCAATCCATTTTCGGGGCTTGAATAATGAGCGAATTTCCAAACGATGTAGATAACGACCGTTTCTACGAAGAAGATGAAGCAGAGCAATCAACCGATGATCGTGATGATTATTTAGAATCACAAGGGGAGGACAGAGAATGACACACGATGAAATGATAGCCATTATTCAGGCGCATAAAGACGGAAAGGAAATACAGATAAAACGCTTATCGGAAGGGGGCTGGTATGGCAGGTTATCGCCAGCTTACACCACTAGGCTTGATTTCACTAGATACGAGTACCGTATTAAACCAGAGCCAAAGGTTATATGGGTAAATGAGTATGACGACCTTATGACTGGGCATAACTCAGAAAGTAGCGCGGTTGATGGCGTAAAATGTGCAGATGGTAGTAACGCCCTAGATGCCGTTCGTATAGCCGTTAAATATATTGAGGTGATAGATGAATAACGACAATCAAGCCTTAATAATAGGCGCAATAATTGGATTATGTGGTGGTGCTGTACTTATGTATATGGCTTTTATTCTGAGGGTGGTGGTATGAAAACACTTCTAACCATATTGCTAATGACCGCTATATTTACATTATTTGGCTATGCGGCTATTGAGCATAATCATAATAAGTTTGAACGGTTATGCAAGAATCACCCTGAAATACCTCAGTGTGTTAAAGAATTTGGAGCGCAAGCGTTATGAGCGGAATGAAAGACCTACACCTTAGTTATTATGAGGAAGCGATTGAGCGTGGTGAATGCGTACAGGATGCCGAGGATTACGCCAATTACCAAGTGGCGAGAACAGAAGAAGAGATGAATAATTGGCTTAATAAATTGGAGCAGGAACATGAGCGAGCTTAGAAATTTAGACGTTTCAGCAAAAATGGAAAAGAAAGGCAAGTTTAACTACCTAAGCTGGGCATGGGCTGTTGATAAATTAATCGAATTTTGCCCTAACGCTGAATGGGAGGTAAAGCGATTCCCTATGATTGTTAAGAACGGCGACGATGTTATAGCTATCCCTGAGATGCTGGTGCCTTACATGAAAACAGGCGCAGGGCATTTTGTTGAGGTTGAGGTGATTGTTCATGGCGTTAGGCGTACACAGATACACCCTGTGCTGGACTTTAAGAATAAGCCAGTAGACAAGCCGAGCGCGTTTGACATTAATACGGCTATACAGCGCTGCTTGGCTAAAGCTATCGCTCTACACGGCCTCGGATTATATATCTATGCCGGTGAGGACTTGCCCCCAGAAGATGAGCAGGTAAGCCCTGAGCCGATTGACATGGTTAAGGTGAATAAAGCCGCTGAGTTCTTTAAGGTAGAAATAGATAAAGACGATCCAGATGCTACTTATCAGAAAATCGTAGCCGCGTATAATCGGTTGTCCAATGATGAACGCATTGAAGTTGATAAATTGCTACACGACAAAGCGCCAGATTCTAATACTAAATATAAGAACCTGCTTAAACAGCACTTAGATTTTGTACCTGAATAACCCTATAGGGTAATGGAGAAATAGAAATGACGATAGAAGATTTTAAAAAGACCGAATGGGGCGCGGGAATGAAATGTATTTATCGCGGGGAAGAAAAAGAAGTTAATGGCGTGGCCTTTGACGAGTGCCTTGTAAGCCTTGAGATTGATTGGTGGGTTCGTTGTGAAAACATTGAATTAGTTGATTAATGGAGAAAGAATGATGGAAGTAGACAAGCAAGAATACGTACATATCAAGATGCACATTAGTGAGGCTGCTGAATTGGTAAGCGTGATTGAGCAGATTGATTCCACTATGAGTAATTTGCCGGATTGGGCTAAGGCGAAGTCGATAGAGATTGTGCGGAAACTTAAATCCGTAGGGATTGATTAACCTATAACAGAGTAAATAACCCCATAAGGGATAAGAGGAGTAAATAGATATGCCAGAATCAAGGGAACTACCGAAGTACAACTGCCACAAGCAAGTGTGGGCATTAAAAATAAAGAGTGCCACGGTTTATGATTCAGATGGAAACGGTGAACTTGTATTCGAAGATGAAGGATTTGCTGCTATGGACGTTGATGGTGATTATTTCAGAAAACACAACCCAAAAGCTGGCGGCTATTACGTGCAATATAAGGGAGGGTATAAATCATACTCCCCTGCCGAGGCTTTTGAAGATGGCTACACTTTAGTTATTTGATTAATGGAGAAAGAATGATGAAGTTTGAATTGATTGAAGGAATTAAAGGCGGTCACGGTGGCTGTCAATGTTGCGGGTATCAATATGAGACTTTGCCAATGGAATCTATAATTGCGGTTGGCTTCGGGTGCGCCTCGCTAGATGCAGAGGATTGTATTTACGACGAGCAGCAAGGATTCAACCCTAGATACAATCGCCACATACCGTTATTTATGAAAAAATTTCACGACAGAAAAGGTTTTTTGCCTGTGATTATGGCTGAGACTATCGCGCAACTTAACCCCGACCATGATTGGCGAATACATTTGGTTGCCCCATTGAGTGAGCGACATTATCAAAGGCACTCGCATGGTAAGTGGGTGCTTTACGAGAAAGGCATGGGGTTTGCTTAACCTATAACAGAGTAAATAGATATGAAACTAATGGTGTTAAATGCAGGGATAGCGTTAGCTCTGCTAGAGATGGGTATTAATAGAGATGATGTAGTGGTCTCTAAGTCCCCGCCTACCATAGAGATGATTCCTGAAATACCAAAAGCTACGTTTATTGACAACAAGCCATATAAGCCGTGGGGCAAAAAGTTTAGGCGCGAATTTAGATAACCAATACTTATAAGAGGTGTGGGATGGAAGAACAAACAGAGTTAAAGCCTTGTCCGTTTTGTGGCTCACATGATGTTTTTATTAATTTTCCAGATAGCGAGCATATCTTTTGGGGGCAATGCGAAGATTGCGATTGCGAAACAGGCTGGAAAGACACAGAAGAATTAGCAATCAAAGCATGGAACACCCGAATCAACAAGGAAGGATGATGAAACCAGAAACATCAAAACTAATTGCTGAGGCTGTATGGGGTTACTCTGTTTACGAGGGTGTTGATAAACGTCACAGCCACAACCGCCCATATATCTACTATGAAATTCCTGACGCAGACCTTGACGGGATACAGGTTGAAATTTCCCCCGAAAACAACCCAGCGCAACGGGAAAAAATATTCCTTTGGCTAACTGAAAAATGTAAATGGAAACACAGATATGTAAGCGGTGTGCATATCTTTCGCAAAGTTAAGACCCTATACAGCGATCAGGTTTGCGATAAAGACTACACCACCGCGCTACTCCAAGCAGCAGTTAAAGAGGTGAGAGGGTAATTATGTGGTATAATTCGGTTATGGGGTGCTACAAACACCCCGTCACCTAACACTAACTTGAGGAAGCAAGCCAATGCCTGACAAGATATTAACACAAGCTCGATTAAAAGAATTACTTAGTTACGATCCTGATACTGGGTTGTTTAAGTGGAAAAAGCTCCGCAGAGGCAAGTCGGATGGCTCAATTGCTGGCGGAATAAATGACTTAGGGTATAGGTTTATTAATTTGGATCGTGAATATCATCGGGCGCATAGGCTTGCTTGGCTTTATGTTTACGGGGAGTGGCCAAAAACCAGCCTAGACCACATTAATCACAGCAGGGCTGATAACAGGATATGCAATCTGAGAGAAGCGCCTCATTTGGTTAATTGCAAAAACAGAACTTTACGCATAAATAATACCAGCGGGTTTACTGGCGTTACTTTCATTAAAAGGTCGAGGAAATGGAGAGCGCAGATCAAAGTCAATAACCAGTTTATTAATCTTGGCCTGTTTATCAATAAGGATGATGCAATTGAGGCAAGGAAAGCCGCCAATATAAAATATGATTTTCACGAGAATCATGGATTATTTATCCCGACTACCAACACAGGGGGAGAGTGATGAGTTTATGTGATACCTGTAAGAATAAACCAGATTGTAGGTTTACTGAACTTGGCGAATTAGCCAAAACCTGCAATTATTATATCGCCGTAAACGTAGGTACTGTAGGGCATATTGATCATGGTGAGCCATCCATACCAGTAAAGGATTTAGAGAAGCTGGTTGATGAATTGGAGGCGACCGCAGACAATAGCGAGAGAAATTTCTATAACTGCTCAACCGAGATAAGGGCTGTAGCCGACAGAATAAGTGAACTAATTAATAAACCTACTTCTTAAATATAGCCGAGTCAGTAACCGCTCTCAGCACCAGGTTGCCTAATGCAATTAAGGAAACTAGCCCTGTTGCCACAGTGTCTAGCTTTTCAGGCGGAATATCTGCACCGAAAAGAGTAGCTATCGTGCCTGCTGCCGCTGCGACATTAAATACCAATGTTCTATATCCTTTCATGTTTAATCCTCTAATTCAAAATGAACTAAGTCCATAAACGCTTGGTCATTCAGATCGTTATCTGAGTCCCAATCGCCTCCCCATCTTATCTTTAAGCCTAACGAATAAGCAGCCGCCTTTACGATACCTGCAAAATAATAAAACCTTTTAGTGTTGTTCCAGTCAATCGGGTAAGGGGCTACATCAATAGCCTTGCTTGGTCTTTGGTTGTGCTTTCCGTTGGGGTATTTAACTTTAGATTTTCCAGTCCTAAAATACTCGTTTTGCTGTTCTTGCCCTCTAAACCCTTCGAGTATTGAGCAGTCGTGTATTTGTAGAACGTGAGTGAATAGCTCCTGTAAATCAGGATCGCACTCTAAAAGCCTTTCCTGTGATTGGCGGCTAAATTTGCTCATTTACCACCACCGATAGCCGACTTAACAGATCTCTCTACTGTTTCAGATATGTTATCTTGTAGATCCTGGAATCTATCGTCTAGCTTGTCCTCAATATCATCTTTTAGATCGCGCATCGCTTCGTGCATTTCTTCCCTTTGTCTGATTTCGCGCTCTTGAGCTTCCTTTCTTATAATAGCTGTATCATCCCTGTGCCGAACCTCTATTTTTTCTATATACGTCCACTGGCTCTGATCTGCCGCTTCACTGGCCTCAAGTTTTGTTGATATTACCCCGTAGGCCACTCCAATCGCCACGATAGTTAAAATAAATCCGCCAGCAAGACTCAGGAGAGTCGCTACCTCCATACCGAATAGATATTTTTTATCGCTCTTGTTCATTTTTCTTGGAACTCCTGAATGCCGTTGGCTATCATCCACGCTTGAAATACTGAGTATTTAGGTCTACGGGGCAATTTAAACGCCTTGCTGCTGCTCTTAATTCGCTCGGCTTCCAGTAAAAGGCTTTTATACAGCTTTTCGTCTAGCACGGCATCATTTAAGAGTTTCGCAGCTTTATCTGGATTGAGGTTCTCGTATATCCCTTGCGCTCTGGATGCGCCTAATTGAGCGGCTTGAAGTGAAACGCCAGCATTTTTACCGCCACCTGCTTTTGCCCCGATCTTTGCGCCCAATATTCTAGCCGGAACGCGGAATATAGATGCTAGAAGGTCGTTCATGCCTCCCTCAACCTTTGGCGTGCCCTCCTTAGGGAATTGTGACTCAGATATTGAATTAATAATTTGGTTAAGGCGTTTCTTTTGACCGCCATCAAGAACATGATTAAATGATTTTTCATGCTGCAAGTACATGGCGCGCATCTTATTTCCATCCAGCCCATAGTGACCATTTTGATCTGGTGGTGTACGCCCATGCCTTTGTAAAAACTCTAAAAAGTCGCCCGTCATGGCTTTTCGTGCTTTCGGGCTTAATTGCTTCCATACGCGGGCAGTTTCTTTAGCTCCGCTACCCGTAGACAGTATTGTTCTGGCAAAGTCACCGGGGGATTTATCTAAGAGCTTAGCTGTTAATCGTAGGTCTGAGCCGCCTTTCATTGCTATAACCTCTGTTTCCAGAGCCTTATAAGAATGTTCCAACTGGATAGCGCGCTTTACTTGTGCGCCAAGTGCGGGGAATCTAACGATAAGGTCTTGGTTGTTATCAAGAAATGTAAGCGCGGTTGCTTCCCGTACCTTGCCATCTGGCGACGCTATCTTGATTCTTGACTTGACGTATTCCTGAACAAGATTAGCAGGATCTTCTTGTAGAAGCTGTTTGCCGCCCACTTCTTGTATGTCGGATAGCTGTCTCGCTGCTACGCCTGCTTCTGGGCCTCTTGTGCCAACTGTGCGCTCAAGTGTTAATTCAGGCTCAATTCTGCCGCCGCCCGTTGGGTCATAGCCGCGAATCTTACCTACTGCGCCTTGCCGAAACTTCCTGTTCATCTCGCCAGAAAAAGCAATTGCTGTATCTAAGTGTGGCGATTTGTCCGTTACCCGCATTTGATCAAGAACGTCTTGCTGAAAATTGTGAAGTAGCCTAACTTTATTCCAGTTAGGTGATTGATCAGACTTCTCAGACCTGATTGCCGTCATAACAGAAGATCTCAGGTTTTTCAGCCCACCAAGTTTGCCGAGTTTAGAGGTGTCGCCGCCAACAAGCTCTGTGCCTTTCATTTTGCCTAATTGGTTTTTCAGCACACTAGGTATGTCAGAAACATCCATAATGCTCGCTATATGCTTTGTGTAACTGTCTTTTATTGATAATAGCGCGTCGTTGCTGACCAAAAGATCTTCATCAATCACAGACCATAGCTGCTTTTCATGCATTTTGGCTGTATTGGCCGCGTCCTCAATGATTTCACTTGTCATTTTGTTGATCGTAGGTCTATCAGCATTAGGCCCTAAAGCTGCAATAGCCACTTTCACCTTATCTCTAGCCTTAGCCAAAGACGTGTCCAGCAATGCGATTTGCGCGTCAGTGTTCTTGCGTAGCTCTGCTTGCGCTAACTCAACAGGGAAGTCGCTGTACAATGACTTTATTTCTTGTCGGATCAAGTCGTAATTATTAGCAGACTCGCCTTTGATTAGGTTGTACAAAGCAGGGTTTTCGTTGATTACTTCCTGCTCAAGCGCCATGAGATGCTGATCGCCAGTTTTTGATGCTGGCGTTTGCTTTAAGCCGGGCAGCACTCTTTCTGGGTCGGTTTCTAGTGCTTTTAGCGCCTTAGAAGGGGACTCTGACACCTCCGCCAGTCTTTTTGCTGCACGGGTCTTAGGGTTTGCTAGTGCTTTTGCGCCGTAATAACCCTTTTTCGCAAGACCAGCAAGGCCGCCAGCCTCAACCGCTAACGGAAACGTCTTTTCTAAATCAAGGCGGATTGTTGGGGCTGTTACTTTTGCAAAGCGATAGCCGAGATTGCCAGCCATAGCAGAAGGAACGCCAGCGATTAACTCGAACGGCATACGCCAGTTTTCACCCAGAGTATCAGCGGCTATTTCTCCCCCTAATACTGCACCACCAGAACCAGCAAATTCTGTCGCGATTGTCGCCCCCGGCGATTCTGTCAAAGGCGCGGTCATTTTCTCACCAATGCGCCGAGTCACGTCACGCTTCAAGCTAACAGGTTTTCCGCTTCTCACGTCTTTGATATTTCGGCTCATTTTCGAGCCAAGCAAAGCCCTTGCGCCGGTCAAGAAAGACAGGCCGAGCGATGTATAGTTACCAGCCCTTGTAAAAGCCGTTTCGTCGCCACCGATCATGTTAATGTCTTTCGCTATACCCCTGAAAAACTCAGATCCATAATCTGCTTCAACGGTAGGCTGTTTCGGCAAATCTTCTGGCTGCATGTAGTTTTCATAAGATGGGCGAAGATTCTGGATGCCTGCCGCAGCGTCGCCTAGCAGCCCTAATGTATTGGGTATAATCTCATTAAAGCCAGACGCGTACTGGGTGGCCCTGTCTAATAGGCTGTAATCTGGCGCGGCTTCTTCTTCCTTTTGGTAGCTTTCCCACGGTGCGGGCGACTCTGAGTTTGTTGTAGAAACCTCTCGAGTCACGCCCGACGTAGATGATTGAGATTCTTTTGGGATCTGTTGGCCGGACAAGTCGTTATTAGGCTGCTCGTATTCCAGCCAAGGCTCGTTCATTAAATCTTCTCCCAATTATCTTTAATGGCTGGATCTCCGCCTAAGAACTTATAATCGCCCTTTACGTCCCCTGCTTTGGGGATCTTCTTTTCGCCTTTATAGCGATCACGGATAATCTCATCGGGGTTCATGCCGCGTCTTTTGGCCTTCATTGAGTAGAACGTGTCAAATCTTTCGTAAGCCGGGTTGATAAAGTTATCCATTAGCTCGTCTAGCGCCCTAGATGTCATGGCGTTTTCACGCTCAGAGTATTCGCCAGCAAAGAATCCAGATAGAGAGCCTTCGATTCTTTCAATCAAATCACCAACCTCGCCAGGACTCCAAGCATCAATCTCAGACTGCGCTCTTGTGTTTGCCTTACGGACACCAGCAAGGAAACGCTGTAACGTAGCGGTATCGGCGGGCGTTGGGTTTTTCTTGCTAAGAATAGACTGCGCCCCCTCGATTTCTTCTGTCATGCCATTGAGAACCTTTGTATCTGTCCGGAAGTCGTCAGCAAATTCGCCATAGAGCTTGTCAGTGTGCTTTTTGTCGCGTAATTCATAGGATTTCTTGCGTAAGGCAAGCTGATCTCTGCGGGTCTTCTCGCGCTGTTTTCTTAATTCTATGTTTTTCTTGGCGTTTTCATCCCTGACGATAGCATTGGCGGTAGATTGTGATCTTACCTGATTACCGTCTTTATCAAGAATAGGGGTTAGGCTGTTGTCTTCATTCACGCGGGAGTAGCCTTTAGTTGTCTCGATTACGCGGCCTGCACTAGTTGCGCCCCCCGCCTTTTCTTCTCCTAGCGCCTCTTGAGGATCAACGTAGATGTTTTTGCCGCCTCTTTTGATAGCGACAGGCCGACTAGATTTAGTCGCTGCAAGGGCTTTCTTTGACGCATCTGTTACCGCATTTAACTCAATCATGTTTGATTTTATGCGAGCGTATGCGTCCGCTGCTGTTGCATTGGCAGGCTTGCCTAGCGCGGACAGTTGTTCGTTGTATTTCTGTGCGGCAATTTCTGGAGGGAATTGCAGCATAGCGGCATATTTATTCACCTCCCCTTCGATCTTGGCGTTTTCCGCCTCTTTTTGCCTGTCTGAAAGAGAGTTTATTCTTTTAAGCTGGTTTGAGTATTCTTCGCCCATCCCTACGCTTTCTGCAAGCTGTTGCTGGGTTGCTTGATCGCCGCTTTTAAATACATCTGATTCTAGAATTTGATTCCATTGCTGGCGCTGCTGTTTTTTAATACCTAAAGCCTCTAAATCGAGCTTTCCTTTTTGTAGCTGCTGATCTCGAAGCTTCCCCTGCTGACCCATCGCGGCTAAATTGGCTTGATGCGTTTCTTGTCCGCGTAATTCTTGGCGTATTCCCTGTCCTTGAGTGGCGAGAGCGTTGAGTAGTTGCGCTGGTACTGGTTGCATAATAGTTACCCGAAGAAGGTCGCGGCTGAGCCGAGAGAGTTAATATCAGTATTTGGAGCAGATCCGGTATTAATACCACCCCCAAACCCGCCGTTATTAATAAAGCCGCCGACTGCGTTACCGATAGTGTTGCCGGTGTTAATGCCGCTGGCTAGGCCGATATTGGCCGCGTTTGCTGCCCCTTGCCCTTGAGCTGCCCCTATTTGGCCTGAGAGGTTGCCGACGTTAGATGCGGCTGTATTGCCTGATCCTGCGCTAATCGATGTAGCATTTGCCCCAAGACCCGCCAGAGTACCAATATTATTAAAGACGTTTTGGTATTCTTGTGAGGCTGTGTTTTGGGCGAACTCTTGAAGACCCAATAAGCGATTTCCAGACAGCCTTTGTCCTAAGCCACCGTAACCCCTATCCAGTGATTGCAGGCCTTGGTTTAGGCGGAATTGGTAAGAAGGCGATGTGCGCCAATCAAATCCAGTCTGACCAGTATCGCCGCCGCCCGCTCCACCGCCGCCCGCGCCGCCGCCGCCGCCGCCGCCATCATCAACTGGTGCTGTTTCTGGGTTGTAATATATTAAATTACTGCCATTGCCAAGGTAGTTTTTGACGTAAAGGGGAATTTGCCCTCTGGTGGTTCCTTCTGGCGCATATAGCTGTTCATCGTATGCGTCATAGTAAAACCCACCGCCTAAGTTCTGGACGTTTGATCCTGCTGTATCGAAGGTGTCTCCCTGTTGATAGCCAAAAGCGCCTAACGCAGTTGGGTTGCCCCAATTAGCCCCCTCATACCCGTACTGTCCGCCAGTTAGTTCGAAC